ATTGTATTTCCATTAGATATGGTTAAATTTTTATTTAAATCATTAAAAGAAAGTGTTTGAGAGTCGGTTTCTGAAGTTAAAAATGTAGAACTTGCGTTTTTAAATGTAGTATATACATCACTCCAATAAGCTGAATTTGTATTTACTGTCGTATAAACAGATTTTGTTGTTGCTGAAATACTTTCAATTTCGCTTTGAAGGTCATTACCATTCTGGTATATTCTACCTGTTGCGCTTAAATCTCCAAAAACATTTATTAAACCGGTTGGTGTTGTTATTACATCATTTGGAAAACTAATAGTTCCATCTGAATTTAGTATTAAAGTTTGATCTCCAGAAATTAATCTATCTGTTGTACAATCGCAATCACCAGAACCTCTACTTCCGCTTCCTCCCCCGCCGATATCACCGCCGCCCCATGTTCCAGCTTCTACGTTTAATCTTGTTATTTGAGTTTGAAGCTGTTGAATTTGATTTGAAAGCTCTTCGTTTTCTTTAATAAGTTTTTTAGATGAACTTTTATCGATTTTTTCTAATTCTTTAATATAAAAATTTTCAATTTCATCTAAATCTTCTACTTTTTCTACTTCTTCTAAATTATTTTCAGTATTATTATCTAAATTTTCTTCAGAATCTTGTATTAACGAATTATCTACAACTTCTTTTATTGGAGAAATTTGATTTTGTTTTAATTGTTCTTCTAATTCTTGTTTTTTCTTAATTTTTTCTTCTAATTCTTGCTTTTCTTTTTGTTTTTGTTTAAGTTTTTCGTTAAGACTAAGTAAAAATTTTTCTAAAGGTTCTTCTTTTGGTTTTTCATTAACTATATTTTTTACGCCACTGGGTTCTTCTTTAATTAGAGGAACAATTGTGCTTTTTTTTGTTTGTTCTTCTAACATTTTATCGTATATTTTAGAAAAATCTTGAATCATGGCGTAGTATTTATATACTTACACGAAAATTTAAAATTTTTAATTTAAATGCTTTTCAGTTAAAACTAAAAAAGTATATCCTTTATTTTTAGCCCAATTCTTTGCCGCTTCCCATTTAGCGCAATTAATAGCATAATTATATCTTTCGTATAAAATAGTTTTTTTCTTTTTTCTTGGAGATTCTATAGGAGGATAAGTTTGTTTTTCCGGTTTAACCTCTATAATTAATTTTTTAATACTTCCATCTTTCATTTTCATTTCACATGAAAGATCAGTAAAATACCTATGTGTTTTATTATCAACTGGTGATATATAAGGTATTATTATAGTTTCCGAAGTCCATTTTAAAACATTTGGGTTATTATCCATCCATCTCATGGCTTTTAATTCCATAGAGGATCTATATATTATAGGATATGTACCTTTATATTTTAAATTATTTTTTGGTGCAAATTTTCCTTGAACGTAATCTTTGTTTTTACCCGAAGGTTTCATTTATCCTATAAAAAATCTTACTGGATCGGTATCGACATAGTTAGTCATCAATTCTTTTTCAAGTTCTTCTTTTTCTTTGATGCCTTGATTCATGAAGTCTTGATAATTTACTGTTTGTCCACCAAATAAATTTGTTCCGCCGTATTTTCCTCTTACGTTACCAACAGAAATCTTTGTTAATGCAGTAACATATCTAAAAACCCATAATTGAGATACTAAATCTTTAATTGGTTTTTGAACTTTACATCCAACTAAACCATAATATGAACTAGAATAATTTGGTTCTGGTAATATTTTTAAAATTTGAGTGTCTGGATAAAATCTAAAATATGGTTTTAATGCTAATAATTTTTCTCTAGTATCTAACCATTCTTTTAAAGCATTCCATGTTATTAAATCATATCCAACGTTTCCTAATAAATGTCCAAAATATGCTTGTTGAGCTATAGTGTGTTCTATTGTGAATAATGTATTAACACCACTTGTATTTCCTTGTTCTAAAGAAAACACATCTACAACCTTTCTATAATCATCCATATCAAAATCATATCCGGAATTTGTTATTCCAGAACTTAAAGATGCTGTTTCTGTTGTATCCGGATTAGCAGATAAATCAGGTGTTATACTAAAAAGTTTGTCTATTCTTAATCCAATTCCTCTTTGATAAAGATCAGATCTAAAAATTAAATATTCTTCAGTTACTCCAGAAAATTTAGTGAACCATTCTATAGCAATATCTATAAATTCATACATCTGTTCACTACTAACTTCTATATCAACCAATGGTTCGCCTAATGTTCTTCTTACTCTTTGAGCTAAATGGTCATAGCTTTTAATTTTAGAATTAAAAGTAGTACTTCCATGGAAAGGGTTTGGTAATACGGGTTGAGTTTGATAAGGCATATATTATATATTTACAAAAAAATAACTATGCTATGGGATAAATAAGTTAAGTTTATTAATTTCCAATTCGCATTCTTCTTTAGTTCCTAAAAATTCATTACCTTCAAATGTATCACTATCTATTTTAGGACCAAAAAATACAACTTCTGTATCATTATATATGAGACTATATATAAGAGGTATTCCAAGTCTCAACATTTCTTCTTCACACTCTTGACTAGTTCCTACAAATAAGGTATCAGTTGTTGATATTGTAGATTTGCCGTAAAAAATTCTATTATTGTCTTTGTAGACAAAGCACAATTGGTCTTCTTGTATATCTCCACTAAAACTCCATCCGTCTTCATTTGGCTGAATAATCATATTAAGAATTTATCGTTAAAGTTGAGGTTGCAGAATCATAAGAAGCGGTTCCGCTATAATTTACCAAAGTAACAGAATTATATGTTTGTTGAGTAGATCCAGAAAACAGTTTATATGTATTACCAACTGATGGTGGTGTTCCCGAAACAAACGTTACGCTTAATGTTGTAGGAGTAAAATTTGCTTGACTGAAACTTGCATCAGAACCAGTTCCACTTATCTTTTTAAGAACTCTTAATGTGCCAGCAGATACATTAGTAGTTCCAGTATATGTGTTAATTGCATTAAAGCCAAATAACCCCGATCCTAATTTTGTAAATCCTCCGCCTCCTCCACCATCTGAAAATATACTTGATGTTGTGATTGTTCCAGTAACATCTATGATTGCTCCACCAGATCTTACAACAGCACTAAGAGTAGGGAAAGTGGAAGTAGCTCTAATATTCAGCGTACCGCCATTGAAATAAAATGTATGTCTGTTATTTGGTCTACTGTTGGTGTTGACGTCATTAACAGACAATGTACCGCTAACTAAATTTGTAATTGTGTTAGCGCCACTCAATTGTCCAAAACCTAAATTAAATTGATCTATAATTGCTGACCCCCCAGAAATGTTTATCGTGCTGGTCATATTAGTATTTGGTGAAGAACTACCTCCACCATGATATATTGATCCTCCGAATATGGTACCGTTATATATGTTTACAACAGAATTACCACAAGACCATAAGGCACCTTTAGTATTAAGAGAACCTCCAAACATATTGAGTATTCCTACAGGATTGGTATTATTTCCACCCATCATCATACCACCAGATAATTCCACTGTAGCACCACTTACTATATTTAAAGTTCCAATTGCATTAGGAGCTTCCGCAATAGCAAAGGTTCTAGTACCAGCAGGACTAGAAGTTTGAGTTAATGAACCACTTATAGTTATGACTCCAGTTGTTACCGATGCAGCATTACTAATTTGTATTATAGCAGGAGTTCTATGTGTTCCCGCGTATGTTAATGTACCAACATTGCTTACTGTAGTTCCATTATTGGACATGTATGTGTTATTTGAGCCTGTTAATATGAGTGTACCTGTTCCTATTTTTAATAGACCTCCCGTATTTGATGAAGAAAGAGATTCAAATACTACAGTTTGTCCGTTTGTATCTAATCTGATGGCGTTTGTGTTATTTTTAATTTTAGAAGACAAATCAGTTGTAATTCCTGATGCAAATTGAAGAGTTCCCCCACCAAATCTAATATCTCCCACTGGTAAATATAACATTCTTAGATTTCCAGAATTGATTGTTGTATTTCCACTATATGTATTATTTCCAGATAAAATTAAATTTCCAGTACCAGTCATTGTGATACCGTATCCATTACCATTATCTCCAATTGGACCAGCAAAATTAATATAATTACCAGCTACAGTTGTACCAGTATTAACCGTAAGTGTGCGAGTGCTTCCAAATAGAGTTGTTGGTCCGTTAAACGTTAAAGATTTTTCTGAAGCAACGTTTGGGAAAGTCGTATTCGCCGAAATATCAACAGTGTTACTTAAAATAGCATCTCTAGTACTAGTTGATCTTATAGAACCCCCATTTAAACTCAAATTTCCAACCCCAAAACAATTATCAAGAATAGGTACTATCAAACCACTATCTAATCTTGTTCCTCCGCTATATGTATTATTTGCACTTAACCCTAGTGCGGCGGTGTTGTTAGTTTTAACTAGTGTTCCTTCTCCGCTAATAATTCCATTGATTATAACATCGCTACTAGCAGTATCAAAAATTCCTATACCTTGCTCCGGTATAATGAACGATTTATCCGTAGTAATCGATCCGCCAGTATATGTTAATGTTGCTGATTTTCCAGTACTACCAAGCGCAATCGGTAATGCGTTATTCCCAAATGGTCCATTAGTAGAATTATTATTAATATTTGATACGCTTATCGTACCTTCATTTACTAACACTTGACCAGCAAATGTATTTTGATTATTTCCGAGAGAAAGCGTACCAGTGCCATTTTTTACAATTCCACCGATACCCCCATCACTACTTAATCTTGATGTTGTTAATGTTATAGTGCGACCAGATGGAACATTAAAAATCGCTCCACCAGATTTAATTATATACTTTATGTTAGAGTAATTATAAGAGTAATTGTTATTATTTTGAATTGTAAATGTTCCGCCATTAAAATTAAATGTATTATCCGTTAAAGCCGCTTGTCCAAAATTTGAAAATGTAGCAGTTCCTCCATTTAAATTAAAAACGCATCTTCCAGCACCTTGCCATGTCAAAGTATTTGTTAAATTAAATGATCCCGAATTTAAATTAATAATACTGGTTGGGTTTTGTGCTACAACACCACCACCAATAAAAAAAAGTCCTGCTGAATAAGCACCACCATTAATGTTGAAAATACTAGACAGACCAGCCATCCACGATTGTCCATTACCACCACCACTATTCCACGTTGCACCGCTAAGTAAATTAACAGTAGCCGATCCACCATTATTTTCTCCAAACATGCAACCAGAAGTAGTTAAAGAAGCTCCTCCGCTTAAAGTTAAATTGAAAGTAGTACCAGCTGGAAGAGATATTTGAAAATCTCTTGGACCTCCAGTTGTTCTATTTTGAATGAAAGAAGAATTCCCAGCCAAAGTCATTCCGCCAGTGTCCATTCTTATTGAACCCGCAACTCGAATAGTTGCTCCTGATAAAGTTATTGTATTTGTACCTTGTTTATAAATACAATTTCCAGAATTTGCAGTACTCGTAAGTGTACCAGAAAAAGTTGAATTGTTATTGGAATTTAAAGTAATATTATTGTTTTGACAATTTAATGTCCCTCTTCCTGAAATAGTAGCTAAAGTATCCGAACCACCAAGTACAAGAGTTGCACCCGAATCAATAAAAACAGGAGAACTATCTGGTATTCTATTTGCTCCGAAAGTTGAAAGCGTCCCAAAAACAACCGAAGTCGTTCCTGTATACGTTCCAGCAGTTGGTATAATTAAGGTATTCTGTCCTAACTTGGTAACTCCCAAGGCTCCTTGAGATGTATTGCCGATAGTTGGTGTATAAGTTCTATTTCCAGAAGTTGTGTCAAAGCCAATATTTGAGTTAGCTCTAAAATTAGTAGTATTTCGAAGCGTAAGTACTTCAGCATCCGTTACTGCATTGTAGACGGCTAATGTTGCATTCGGGGCAACTGCAAATCTTCCATTTGTATTAAATCCCGGCAATGCATTAGTATTAATTATTGACAATACTCCAGCACTAATTGTAGTGTTTCCTGTGTACGTATTAGTAGCTGAAAGAGTCAAAACTCCGGGGCCGTTTTTAAGTGTACCTATACCATTACCCGAAATTATTTTAGAAAGAATTGTATCTGAATAAGTGGTGAAATGATATATACTAGAATTAAAACTAGCTATAGTTCTAACTTGATTAGAACCAGCGTATGCTGAACTGGAATCTGATAAAATCATCCTACAATAATATAGAGTGTATCAGAAGAAGGTATTATGGAATTATAACCAGATTGTGTTATTTGTATCATTTTTGTTAATGCACTTGCTCCTGTTATTCCGGTTGGATTTGAACTGACATATGCTGAACTTGCTTGAAATGTTGTTTGCCAGCTTGAAGATAATGAAGATGTTGTTGTATATGCGTTTTCCCAAAACGCGGAATTGGATCTTACTAAAGTTGTTGCGACCGAATCTCCAGCGACAATTCCAGTTAAATTACTGCCATCTCCATAAAATGAACCTGTAGCAGAAATATCACCTAAAATTGTTCCGGTTAAAGTTCCTCCACTTAAAGGTAAATAATCTGCTGTGGTGGAAGCCCATGATGCACTCAAACTACTAACGGTTATGTATGTTGATTGCCAATTAGATGATAATGACCTTACTTCTGTGTCTGGTCCTACAACTCCAGATGCTATAATTCCCGTTAATTGACTTCCATCACCATAAAAAAATCCTTGTGCGCTTATGTTATTAACATAAGTAAACCCCGAAAGATGAGAAGTCAAATTAGAACCTATAATAAAAGATTCTGAATGATTTAATTGATTGTTTTTACCACCTAATATAGCACCATAATCACCAATACTCGATATTTTGTTATTTAACCCAGATCCTATTATTGAAAAATCTCCTGCTACATCATTATCTTCTCCGTTTACTACTGTAGAACCTCCTCCCGAAACATCATTATTATAACCACCTAGAACTCCAGCAAATATTTGATTTACTGTATTATTTCCATATTTAAAATTAACAGAACTATAATAATGATTTAATGTATATGGATAATCATCAGAATTTAAAAACGTTTTAATCGATGATATTGAATTTATTTCTGTTTTTGTAAACAATTTTCCATCTGCTGTATTAATCCCAAGTTCTCCAAATTCCAAATCACTAAGAACTGGAACAACACCAGATATATTAGATCTTTTTATTAAAATTAAATTCTCGGGTTCTGACGGCATATTATTTTTTAAGACGTTTAATCATAGGTAATGATTCGTTACTTTTAACATCAATATGATCTTTACTCTTATTAAATTTATTAAAAAACTTATTTTTTTCTACCGCTTGTACTAGGAAATTTTTTATTGTTTTAAAATTCATAATACTATTTATAAAAAAAAACCCGAATTAGATTTAACTAATTCGGGTTTTTCGTGGTTTTTGTTTAATTTTTAGAAGCTACCACCATCAATAATGAAGTTAATTAATTCTGATACTCCAGCGGTTCCAGTAATTCTACCAGAACCATTTGTTGTAATTTTACCAGCATCGATAGATGTTGTTCCGGTTACTACTAAGTTGTTATTAATTGTAGTTAAACCGTCTACTGTTAAAGTACCATCAATATCAGCATTTCCACTAGCGGAAAGTGTTGATGCGAATGTTGCAGCTCCTGTTACGTTTAATGTGCTTCCTAATGTTGTTGCACCAGTAGTATTAAGCGTGTTATTAACTGTAACTGCTCCGTTAAGAGTTGATGTACCATTAACTGTCAATGCTCCAGCAGAAGAAACTGTAGATGCAAATGTCGCTGCATTAGCAACTGCTAATGTTGAATTTAATGTGCTTGCTCCAGTAACATTCAATGTGCTTGCAAGAGTTGTAGCTCCAGCGATATCAAGTGTACTTGCTCCGTTAATTGCGCCAGAAGCTGAAAGGGAACCAGCAACTGTTAATTTAGCATTAGGAGTGGCTGTACCGACACCAACATTACCACCATCTTTAATGATTAAAGCTGTAGAAGCATCATCATAAAAAGTAGCAATATCATTTGATCCAGTTTGAGTTACTACTAAAGCTGGTCCACTACCAGCATTAGTTACAGCAAATGCACTAGTAAGGGTTGTAGTGGTTTCGAGTGTTGTAGTTGCACCTAAAACACTAAGATCACCAGTAACGGTTAAGTTACCACCAACAGAAGCATTTCCAGTAGCATTAACAGTGTTGACCGTTAAACCACCAGTAAGATTAACTGCTCTATCATCTGTAAGTTTAATAAAAGTGTTATATACTTCAGTTGATAAAGATGTTACTGCTGTACCACCATTAGATGCTAAGTTAGAAATAGCATTATCTACATAATTTCTAGTAGTTGCGTCGGTTGTCGCAGAAGGTTCCGCAAGATTTGTAATCTTGTTATTACCAGCATCAATAAGGGAATTGCTTGAAAATGTTGTTGAAGAAAGAGTTGTACTACCAGTAAATGTTTTATTTCCGGATGCTGTTTGTGCTGTATTTCTTGTTAAATAAGCACCGGAACCACCAATTTCTAGCGTCCCCGCTTCTGATCCGTAGTAAAGTGTATTATTTTTTTCGCTGAACGCAAGTTCACCACCGGTCAGACTCGGAACCGAGTTGAGTGGGCTTGAAGCTAAACGACGTTTGATTAGTATGGTATTTATTGTTGACATAGGCAATAATACTTACTCTAAAAAAATCCATTTTTTTTAAAAAAATCCAGCATCAAGTACACCATTTAAAACATATTCAGTATTTTCTTGCCAATTAGCAGTTAATTCGTTTTGCATTGTATTAACTTCATGATATGTTTCATCCCATTGTGATGTAAGTGTTTGAATAATATTAATTTGTTCTATTTCTTTTACATTTAAATATGTTGTAGAATTTGTTATAACGTTTGTAGAAACAGATTCATATTTTTCTAAATTTGAACTTAATTTGCTTATATAGCTATTTAATAATTTTAATGGTTCTGATGTATCATTAATTATTATACTTGTTTTATTTTCCGGTAAATTGTTTACTATAATTGTAGTATCACGCTCTACGCTGTTGTTTACTATAATTGTAGTATCATTTTCCATACTATTATTATCTAGATTAGACGTTTTGAGAATGTGGAATTAATCTACTTGCTTTTTTAACGCCATTATTTATTACTTGTTGTGATAATAATACCTGTTGAATTTGACCGAATGTACCTAAGTTAAGAACATTATATCCGGGAGTACTCTTAAGAGTGAATGTTTGTAGAATTATTCCGCCGACATCTGCTCTTAAATATAAATCTCCAGCAAAAGTAACACCGCTATATACATTTCCTAATTTAAATCTATAAATTAAATCTGTTACAATTGGTCCTCGATTTGTATCTGCATCTCTATCTGCTGTTGTTGGATAGAATGTAGTTTTGTTTATACCGATAAATTCAATTTCACTATCAAGATTATTAGCTCTTATGTGTACATCTTTAGATATTGTATTACCATTTGATTGGATGAAATCTCCAGCGCAATAAAAATCTATTGTTTCATTTAAAGATGAACACTTAACTATTAATTTATTTGATGGTGATGTTTGGAAATCAAAAATCGAAGTAGCGGTTTTGTCTAATTCAACGGCAAACCCATTTAGTGAAATGGAACCAATTCCTTTTGTCATAGATATATTTTTATCTATACCAGAACTTGTAGTTCCATAATAAGAATTATAATCGTATATTTTTCTTGTTGATTCTAAATCTGTATAAGCAGAGACTACAGTAACATTGGATTCTGTTAATGCTGTATCTACTAATAAAGTTGGTGTTATAGTTGTTGTTGATGATACATCTTTATCTATTGAGAATGTAGAACTTTGAGATATATATCCGTAACGAGTAATTCTATAACTCCATGTTCCGGTAACTGCATTTCCACCCAATATTATGCTTGTTGTTCCATTACCGTATTGATATCTGGTTCCATTTGGTCTATATACAGCCCAATAGGTGTCACTAGATACATTGATATCAATTCTAATAGGAACAACGGTTACGATTTCCGCATCATTTTCATTTACTATAGAGTTTATTCTAGTTATAGAAATAGTTGCATCTCCATCGTTAACGACATCATTAATATTAGAATTTGTATAAACTAAACTAATTGGTGTCGTGTTAACATTATATCTTATAACACCACTATTTAAAAGATTAAAATCGTATAAATCATATGGTGTTTGTACATATATTCCTCCACCTATAGTTGCATACATTCCAGATAAACTATGAGTTCCGGAGAGATATAGATTACCATTAGTTTCCAACCCTTTAACTATAGTTCCAGCTGTCATTTTTTGAGAGCTAAGAGTTAATGTTTTGGTTCCGTAATTATATGAAAACTTATTTGTTGCTAAAGGATCAAATACTATATTATTTTGAGCAACATCTAAGACGTTTCTATAATTGTATAAATCACTTGATGGTATTCCACTTAAGCCAGCAGAAGTTGTTCTGAAATATGAGAGATAATCATATACTTGTTGTAAGTCGTTAAATACTGAATATGTACTTGTTACACTGACATTTGTTTGATTGACAAATGAATCGAAAACATAACTTGGTTCTATATTAATAGTAACTCCGTTTAATGGATTTACTGAAAATGTTCCTTCTATAGTTTTGTAATTATATTTTCCTATTTTATAGGACCATATTCCAGTTGATCCGTTTGGTAATGAAATTGAACCATTTGAATTTTGGTAATATTGTAATGTTCCGTTATTATCAAAAATAGAAATATAACCACCATCTAAATTTGTTATATTTAATATGGTTGGATTTACTAATAGTGATACATTTCCACTAGAACTATTAACAGTACTATTATCTAATGTTATAGTAAGTAATCCAGCTCCAGAATTTTGAACATTATCTACAACGCAATTTTTGTATGTAATACTCGTTGGAGTATTACTATTATATCTAACATTTGTTATGTTTGTATTTTGTAAATTTTGTGTAGTATTTATGAATACGGTTCCATTAACATTTATGTATGTTAAATTAGAAGAACCTGATAGATATATATTTCCTGTCGTTTGTATAGTATCAAATCTATTTCCAGATGATAGTGTTGTCGTTTTTAACGTCAATTTTTTTGAAGAGGATAAATATTCAAAATTAGTAGAATAAGTTCCATCCATTACGATGTCATTAGAACCAATATTTAAATTATTTCCAATTTTATTTGTAATATCTATATAATAAGATGATGTTGGATTAGAATATGTCCAATATGTACCTTCAGAATATAAATAATCTAAATTATATGGGATTGGGTATGCTGAAACTTGATTTTCTGTCAATATTATACTTGTATCAATAGTTTTACTTACATTAGTATCGACATTATATCCATACCATCTAACATCTTTAGTTAATGGTGATATTGTTAAACCATCCAAATATATATAACCAGAAGTTGAACTACTTCTTCCTTTTATTGATATAGATATATCACCAGTAGAATTTGGAATAAAATCATATTCAAAAGAATGCCATGTATTAGCAACATTTGGACAAGTAAATGTTTGATCAATACCTAAACCATTAAATGAAATAGTAGGTAGCACATCTGTACCATATGTGGAATCGAATCTAAGATTTCCTTTTATTTTTAATGCCGTTCCAGCAACTCCTTTTATCGAATCTTGGAAATTGAAAGGTATGTTTGCGGATCTTGGTTTAATTCTAATAGAAGTTATTCCGTTTTTTCTTATAGAATTATCAGAATTTGCAGTATATTGAGCATTTATTCTTCTATTTTCAATCGATATGTTATTTGGATTGAATACATCCATAATCCAGTTTTCACCAGATGGTTCGTTTCCATCTATCACATAAGACGTATCGGTAAGTCCAGTTGGAAAAGAGCAGTTATTATAAAGCATTTTACCTGATTGCGCTGCCCACGTCCAAGATAATTTTGAGGTATTTAACGGTAATACAAAATTACAATTTTCGTATATTAAAGAACCATACTCTCTAGCACTATTATAAAAAGCAGCATTTCCTGATTGATTTTTAAAATTACAATTAATAAACTTAATATTGAAAAAATTTGCATAGGTTAAAAATATAGCTCCATAACTATTTCCTTTATAATTTAAAAAAGAATCTTTTACGGTTGTGTTATATGTACCACCTAAAGAAAATGGAGTAGCCGCATTATACACATAACAGCGATTTATAAAAGTAGAAAGTCCACCACTAAATCCAAAGGGAATCGCAGCATTATCCACATCACACCAAAAACACATATCATTAAAGCTTAATGATCTGTTTGAATTTAAACTACCCATGATCTGGTTTGTATTGGGCGAATAAGAATGATCAAAAGCAATATGTGAAAAGGTGAGATCTCGATATGCTCTATAAGCATATGATGCTAAACCAGCAACGTTTCTAAAAGTAACATATGATATTGTTGTTTTTGTTGAAGGCGAAGCAACCCAACAACAAACTCCTCCACCCCAAGAGGTGTTAGCTGCCGCTGATGCATCAGTGGTCAATATTATATTTGAAGTGAAATTGCTAATTTTTGTATTATAAGCTCTGTTGAAATTTAAAGGAACCGTTATTGGAACATTTTTACTGCCTGTGACATAACCAGCTGCTATATAAGTAACTAAACATCTTGTAGTGTCTAAAGTATCCGACTCCAATACCAATTTATCACCAACATTCCAATTTACTGCACTATTTACTGTAATTGTAGTAGATCCGCTTGATGCTGCGGCATCCAAAAACGTATTTCTAGTTTTTTCTATACCATACATGGATATATTACCAGCTTGTAAGTCATATGCAGTTTGAGATCTTGGCATTATAATAGCAGAATTTCCTACTACATCTACGTTCCTAGTATTGCCAGATAAATAAATTATCGATGATCTGAGTAATGGGTCTGTTGGAGTTCCCCAATTAAAAAAACTATTAGTTCCAACATATAATGCTCCTTTTATTGTTATAGAAGTATCCACATCTCTACTTGCTTTTAATTCCCCACCACCACTTAAAAAAATAGCCCCTCCATTTAAAAATTGAGTTTGGTCGTTAAGATTGCTTGCAAGTGGGTTTCCGATTGATCCTCCATTTCCAAACACACCAGATGGTAAATTATACGTAACAACGTGTGGTCCTCTTATTACAATCCTATCATTTCCATTAGATTGCGGTGGTTGACCAGCATCTCCTGATGGCGTGTTAACAGCATTAGCTGCTGTTAACCAAGTTGTTGCTGAATCCCAATCACCAGTTTGTTTAGAAATATACGTTGCCATGTTATAGTATTATTTATATGATAATTTGTTTTTTTGCTACTAAATTTGATAATATTCCACCGGAAAAAATTTCATAGAATGAATCCTCACTTCCGTCGGTTGCAATATATCTATAATATGTTTTATCTGTTGAAGAAGTAGCATAAACATATGTATATACATCTCCAGAACCTATAGATGAATTTAAAGTAGGTTCAATTTTAAATCCTCTAACCAAAGTAGTCCAATCTATAAAAGTTCCGTAAAATTTTGAGTTTGAAGATAAGTTTCCGGTCAAGGTTCCTCCAGATAACGGGAGGTAGTTAGTAGTTAAAAAAGAATTTGTTGCGTCTATAGTATATTCTACTAAATCATTATCTGTTGTTCCGTTTTTATACCAATATTTTTTTGGAACTCCGTTTATTACTAATCTTACTTCTAAAGATTTAAATCTTACTCCAGATGGAATAGATGAATTTGCTTGTGTTTTTGCTGCCGCTTCGTTTATTCCTTCGTATGGACCAGACCAAGCGTCGGTTGGAACAGGATTAAGTGGTTGTATTCCGAAAGGTAATTGAAATCCGTTTGTTAATGCCATAAAAATATTTACCCTCTAGTTATTTCGTGTCTGTGTCCATTTGGAGTATATGGTGTAGCTATACTACAAGTGTAAACCTTATATGAATATGGGTTTCCGGAATAATCATTTACATTAAAAGGATTATTAACGTATGAAGTAGTAAGATTAGCGTCAGAAGCATCCCTATCTCTTACTAAAGTAATAGAAAGAGTATTTGGCATAGCTACTGTAAATTTAGTAAAAATGTTTCCAGTTTGTAAATCAAATGGATTTGATCCGTTTGTAAACATTCTTCCGGTTAATCCTCTTACTTGGGATGAATTTACTGGTGCTACTGAAGAAGAAGCATAGAAAATCATATTATAAAATGAAATTGTCGCTTGGTTTCCGATTGTTCCTTGATATCCATCGAATGCTGATAATCGATAGTATACGTTATTGGCTGAAGATGCTCCAGCGGGAATATGATTTGTTAATGAAACCGAAGCGGTTGGACCTGATATAGAAACAGGAGTTCCGATAGTTGTCCATGATCCAGAATCAACTTTAAATTGAATTATATAACTAACTAAATCAACATAAGGAGAATTTCTGGTTATAGTTGCCGTTATATTTGAATTAACATTAGACTTCTCTCTAACTGTATTTGTTTCTGGAGACGTTATTGTGTTATATGCTGCTATAGTGGGAGCAGGAACTGTAGGTGATGAATATGCTGCTGGTGTTATTGCTAACGCCGCTGACGCCATAGCTCCGATAGTATCTGTTACTATATATCTATAATTAAAACTTTGAGTGTTAAACGGAGTATCTGTTAATATATGATTATAAGATCCATTATTTGTGGTGTTAGTACTTAAAACAGCCCAAGAACCGGAATCATTTCTTCTATATTGTAAACTTGCGGAATTTACAGTTGCTCCTAAACTTTTTATAACATGCGTAAAATTAATAACATTGTTTATATTAGTTTGATTAAATGCTATCGTTGTTGGAGATGTTAAAGTGATAATAGGTTTAATAGGTTCTACTATAGACATCTGAATAACTTGACTTGGTGTTTTTCCTATCGATTCAATTATATCACCATTAACATATCTCCCGAATGTTTTTGCTCCTTCTAAAGATACTGTTAAATTTTGAGTGAATGTAGTTCCTCCCCCACCAGCTTCTTTCCATTGATCTCTAGCAGAATTTAAAAAATATAAAGTTTCAGTTTGTAAATCGGAAACGACTTGTCCTGAATATCTTCTTGGGTTTGTTAAATACGCAAGTCTTTCAGCTGTCGTTGAAAATACTATATCTATATCAAGCGGTGCTGCGTATTGTCTTTTAAATTGTAGTGGGAATAAAAAGTCAGCCATATTATTAAATAATTACAGTATAAATAGAAGATTGTGTAAATGGTTGTACCGGAGTAAACACATAAACTTTATAACCTATAGCTGGATATGAATTTGCTCCTTCTACATTTACTAAAGTTTTAGTAAACGCAGTTTTTATCTCAGTTTTAAAAACTGGTTCTTCTACGCTAGTTACATCTCTTAAAGAACTTGGATATGCAAAAATTACACTTGTTGATCCTATTGGTATTGGAATATCAAAAACCATACCGTTTGTTGGGTTTAATATTGTGCTTGTTAAGCTTCTAACTTGTGCTGAATTTTGACCTAATGAATCTACACCATAAAAACATTTTCTTCTGCCTACTATATTAGTAGTTTTTATCATGTAATTTGATGGATATTCAACATCATAATTATTTCCTTTATTATCGTATGGTTGTGGACCGCTAAAATGTCCTACACTAGCTTGTAATACATTGCTTCCATCGTTTATAACAGCACCCGCTGATGTATAATAATTTACTGTTCCAGTATTAACACCCATAATAATATAATCATGAGCAGAACCCGATCTATAATTTTGAAATGCTATTGGATCCCAAACGTTACTAATATTTTTTCCGTTTATAGAACCTCTATCAAAAGTTGCAGTTAAAGAAACCCCTATAGTTCCAGATTCAACATTAGATGGTATATTAGTAGTCAAAGAAACACTTGGATTTATAAAAGTAGGATAAAATATTTTATTTAAAAGTTTTTCCGCAAATTGTTGGAATGTAGTTCCAGATAAAACTAATTGTCCCGCTGAAATAGCACCAACATTTATATCTGAAGTTATACTAGATGATAATATCGGTGATAATAATCTAGAACTATTACTAGTTATAAACGTAATAGTTGATGTTAGTGATGGAGACGTTAAAACCGCACTATTAGAAGTGAAGAAATTTATTGTGGACGAAAGAGGAGGAGAATTTAAATATGCGCTATTAGCAGAAACGAAGTTAAAAGCTGATTGCCAATATCCACTTAATGCTTTGAGATCAGATCCATCATATATGTTATATATATTTGATCCATCACCCCAAAAAACACCAGATACGTTGTTTACGTATAAAAAATTTGAAGCATGACTTGATAAATTTGTACCTAAAGCAAAAGAATTTCTATGTCTAACTAAATTATTTTGACCTCCCAACACACCAGCAACTTCACTTATTACTACGTTATTTCCAAATTGTGTGTTTATTGAACTTAAATTTAAATTTAAAAGATATGGTATTTGTTCGTTATTAAAAAACGTTACAATATATTCGTTTGTTCCATTTTTTTTCTTTAAATAAATTTGACCATCCGCTGTATTAACAGCTGGTTCTCCTAAATCTATAGAAGTTAATTTAGGAACTATTCCAGAAACATCGTTTCTTTTTAATAAAAGAGTATCATATTCAATCATGTTTATTATATAATATTTAGTCCTAAATAAATGTTATTTGACCAATACTGATTATGTTTGCGGTGATTGAGTTTGTGTTTCTGTAGCTCCGGTTGGTTCCGGTGTGGTTTCTGGTGATTGTTCTGGTGTTTCTGGTGGTGTTTCTTCTGCTCCTCCTGCTGAACCACCGAATTCTGGAACCCCACCGCTTATTGAAGATTCTTCGCTAGACCCTCCTCCTGTAAATCCTGAAGCTTCTTGTCCTGCTTGTTCTGCGGCTTTTTGATGTTCTCTCCAATTTGGTCCTAATTGAGCTATTTGATCTAATTCCCATTTTAAAGCAGCATCTTTTCTTAACCACTCCATGTTTTCACTTATTTTAGAATCTGTTAAGCCTAAATAATGTCTTTGTGCAAATGTTTTAGCTATAGAATCGCTTTGTGTTATATCAGAAAATATTTTATTTTTTAATTCAAATTCTTGATTTTTTCTTATCGTAAACCAGCTTGATGGTGGATTAAACTCTAAAGTAAAATATGATTCATTTAATTTTAATTCTTTCCAAAGATTTTTTAATTTTAAATGGGTTATAAATGCTTTTTTAAATCCTTCCGCAAATTGTATTTGCAATCTGATTATAAATTTTGCAAATTTTAATTCTTCTCTTAAAATTTCAGCGCCATCTTTATATCCAGATTCTGGATTTATTCTGGTCAATGGAACTTTTAACGCTTTGTATAATTTGTTTACAAAGTACATTAAATCTTCTAGTTTTCCTAAATTTGCGCCACCTTGTAATAATTCAACATCAGATCCCGTCTCTCCTGCTCTTTTTGCAAACCAAAAAGAATCCAACATCGATTGCGGATCATATATGTTTCCTGCTCCTTGGGCTGAACCAGAATCGTATGTTTTCTTCGTCCAATACGATTGCATTAATTGTTTTAAATATGCTTCAGCTTTAGCTGGAGGCATATTTCCAACATCAATTTTAAATTTTAATCTTTCTGGTGCTCTAACCATTCTATATATAACAATAGCGTCTTCTAAAAGAGACAATTGTTTATATGCTCTTCTTGCGTTTTCGATGAATGGTGTTCTTATTGTAAAATCTTCATTCCATGAATCGGAATGAATGTATGTTACTTGATTTCCTTCAAGTGTTATCAACTGTTGTTGTAAAACATTTGCTGGATTTGGAGTGTTGTTTATATTTTTATTATCTCTATCCTCAAGATTTATCGGTTTTTGAAAAATAAAATTTTGAATTACTTCATTTTGAACATTATCATAAATTGGATTTATTAATTCTCCCGGAATCAATAAAGATCCTATTACTCCCAAATCCTTTTTTTCTTCATGTACTATATTTTCAAAAAATAATTCTCCCTCCGTTAAGAGTTGACGACAATAACCCCATCCTTTTGCGTCTAAATCATATATTTTAATAAATTTAGCAAATTCTTTTTCTAATTCAGATCTAGTTTCAGAATCTAATTTTCCTATACCTGTAAAAATTATTTTTATAACCTTACCGTTTTCGTCTTTGGTTAAAAATTCATCACAAATTTCATCTAAACAATCTGAAATTTCAGCATAAGCTGCCATCCTCCTATATTCAGCAAGTCTTCTGGTCTTATCAGAATCTATTTTAGCATATATAAATCTATGATATGCTTTATCAGAAGCAAAAGAACCGGCTCCACCATCATCTTGATAAAACGGTCCGGTTATAACAGACTGTTTCATTATTTTTAGTTGTCTGTTTTTTGAAATTCTTTCGAATAATTCGTATTTTGGATTGTTTACTTCAAGTTCTGTTGATGTTTGAACGTAAGGTAATTTATCTAAAATAGAAGATACAAATGATCTTCCGTTATTTAATTGTTTTGTAGGTGTTGGAATTATCGAAGCCATACGATTTATTAATAATTAGTTTTTTTTATTGATTATAAACTATTAATTGTTTAAAATCAATTTTTTTATATGTTAAACTTGTTTTATCTGAATTCCTAATGAACATGGTTTTTGAAAATTTTCAACGTTTTCGCATGGGTTTTGTCTAACTATGGTTGTTTCTTTTGTTAGCAAAGAGTATCCAGCTTCGTTTTCTATTATTACATCAACTCGTCCTATGGTCTTAGGTATATTCGGAAAATCAAATGCTAAATAATTTTCAGAATATGAAAATTCGTTTAATTTGATACCGTAGAATGGTATATTTTTTGCTGATAAAGTTTTTATTCCAGAAAAATTATTATAATATGTATGAATATTATTAAAGATTAAATTATTATCACAGCTTAAATAAACATTTGATATATTTAAAAAATTTCCTTTGACTATAAATTGTAAATTTTGAATTGATGATAAAGCTGTATTTAAAATATATAATGAAGATCTGTTTATATCATAAATTTTAGGTTTTGCTCTATATGTTATGGTATCTTTTCTACAAATCATATTATTCTCCACATGTTGATGAGTTTTCAGACTCGGTTTTAATTAATTCATCTAAATCTTCAAATATATTTGAAAAATCATCTTGATCTAAACAAGAGACATCGTTAAAATCAGCATTTATAGTGTAAATTTTTTTGTAGTAATCATCCATTTTTTTGAAAATCCATCCTTTTATTGTAAAACTAGTGTCTGCTACAATTCTATATGATTGATTTGATTGTATCTCAACTGGATATTGTAAATTTAAGTTACCATTCCAAAGTATTTCTGTTCTTATTTCATAAGGAATCTTAGATTCTGTTAAAGAAGGTAATTTCCACGAAATTACTATATATGGATCACAATATGGAACAAAATTACTTATTATTTGATCCATATCATTTTGATATTTTGTTAAAATCGACATATTAACAACTATATTAACAGGAACTGGTTGTGGTATTTTTTTAAATAACTGTTCGCTGTTAGCTTTGGGATTGTAAAGAACATTAAACCCTTCGTTTTTATTAAAAACTCTCTGTTGATCTCTAGAAAGCGATCCTATACTTACTGATATTACTGGAACCGTTAATCCTCCGGGCGCTGGATTTTTTAATGCGCTAAAAACTCTTTGTTTCGGAGCATAAACGTATAAAACTTTATGTCCGCTTGTTGGTTGAACTTGTGTTTTATTTAATTGAGACGTTAGAGTTGGAGAATATGTATATCTTTTAATTATAACATCATTAAAAGCAGATACAAACTGTTCCATTAAAGTTTGTATTTCCCAATTAAATGTATATGATTTCATTAAGAACTATTTATCATTTCTTAATGATAATTAATTTATTAAGATGTTACTGTTTTTACTATAGAAAAATCTATATTTTTTCTAACACATGAACAAACTTGATATGCAAAATTAGTTATGTCTCTACCGTTGTGACCTTTACCATAACATTTTTTACAACTAATAGATGGTTTTTTAACTAATGGTAATTGTCCAATATTTAATAATGGAATATCTTTTTCCGGAACTTCATAATATGTTCCGGAAAAAACACTATATATATTTTTTATATTGTTATTTTGCATTTATAGTAAGAATTGTATCCCAAAATTTATTTCCAGATGATTTTTTGGGATAGAAAAGTAAATTGGTTTCTATTTCTGGTGAAAATTTAGATAATGATTTTAATCTATAATCAAAATATATTAAATTATCATCATAATGTGGTTCTATATCGTAAGGAATAGGGATTTCTATTTTTTCTTCTTTGCTTTTTACACTATCTAATATAAAAGTTAAATAGAAATTTTTTTGATGAAAAATAAGAAGTTTTCCTTGTTTATAAATTTTATCTTTAAGTTCTAAAGATATATTTTTTTGCAGTAAAAATTTACAACATTCTTCTAATGGTGTACCGTTGATAGACATTATGCTTTAACCTTGTAAAATTGACCTTTCTCGTTTCTTGTTTGATAAAAACGTTGACCAGATGGTTTGTTTCCATATGCAGAACCATTTGAATTTTTCATAAAACTTTCTTTCTGCAAAGTTGTCATATTTTTTACTTTTTTATCAAAAAATTCCCAAAATCTTTGTTGGTTTGCGGTAGGAACTGCCATTATAACTTCGCAAGAACTAGCCGGTATATTTCTCCAATCTTGCATTAAAATATCAAATACCGTAACCAACCCTTTACTTGCTGCGTCATAAGGATGAGGTTGACTTGGTGGTTTAAAATTAAATATTTCTTTTGATAATACAGAATTTAAAAAATCTCTATCTCTAGTGCAAAACATTCTTCTAACTGGAGGGACTACAAACTTTGTTCTTCTGTTGAATTTTAATTCAACTACATGTTTGTCACATAATAATGTTAATCCCACAACAGTCATATATTACTTTGGTTCGCAGACACCAAAAATTCTAGCTTCATTCAAGAAAACAATATTTTTCATTCCATTCAATACTGCTACTTGCATTCCTTTATCATTTGGAAACATGATAACATCTCCTTCTTTAACGGTTTTGCAATGAGGTCCAGCTAAAATAACTTTGGCTAGTCTCCATGCAAATGTTGATACGTTGATAGGAACATATAGAGATCCTCTTTTAACTTGGGTTCCATCATCGTTAGTATCTATGTACTGACACATTAAAATGTCATCTAAAACTTTAGTTAAGTTCCATTCTTCTAACATTATTGAATTTGATGGAATGTTTTCAATTTGAATTCTTCCGCCAATTACATCTTCTTGTTCTGGTCTTGCTATCATATGTTATTAATTATTTTTTTTGTTTAAAAAATCAAGCATATCTTCATAACTTTCAATTTCTTTTATTGAGAGTTCGTAATTTGATGCAATTTTTTGATAATCTTGATTTTCTTTATCTTTGTTTTTGTTATTTTTCTTAATATATTTTATGTTTTTTACTGTTTTAGGTAAAAATGTTCTATAAAATTTCAGTAAATTTATATTTTGATTTTTTAAGATCCATCTATTTGTTATTGAATTTATAATAAAACATATAGATGGATCGCTCATTGATAACCATCGATTTATAATATAAAAATTTTTTATACTGTGTTTTTCAACATCTATATTTTTTTTCTTTAGTACAAAATCAATTATGTCGAATATGTTGTTATCCATTACAATATAATTTTTTAAAAACTTTTGCTGATTTATTCCAATCATCACTCAACATACTATCTCCCATTCCGAAATGAGTGACTTTAATTGGATAAACCCCCATTTTAAGTTTATTTCTATTAGCATTCAAGCAAAATGATATATCATAATGATGAAAGTTAAAATTTTCATCGAATTTAGTATTGGTTTCTAATAATTTTTTAACATTTACCGCTAAAAATAACCCGTCTAAAATCAAAGCTCTAGATTCCGTTGGTCCAAATACAGTTGTCCACACTTTTTTATCTTTACTGTGAGATACTTCACCAACAAAGTCCTCTCTACTATTAGACATTAAGTGCCAAGCTGTCATATCAGCTTTTAAATTACAACTTTTAGATCCAGCTAAACCTACAATATCATAATTTTCAAAAGCTAGTGTTAATTTTTCAAAGAAAAATAAATCCTCTATTAAAACATCGTCATGAACGAAAATTAATTTATTATCTATATTTTGCTGGTTTATAAAAGAATTGTAAACTTTAGGTAATCCTTCTTTATTTTCATAAACAATATGAGAGTTTTTTAAAAAACTTTCTTTCTCTAAAAAAAGAGCTAATTGACTTTTTTCTAAAAAAGTTTCTTTATTATGCGGAGTTGCACATACAAATTTGTAATTATTTCTATCAATTGACATATATCAAGATAAATATACTATAGATTTGTATGAAAAGCAATACCTTTAAAACAAGAAACATTTTAAATAAAAATTTAAAACATAACGATATTAACGAAGAAAGCGAAATTGCTTATGTATCAAGATTTTTAAATTCTCTTCTTAAAGAACAAGATGAATTACCAAAATCTGAAGAACCAGCATCAACAGAGGCCGACCCAATTGATAATTCTCAAAAAGATCCTTCTGAATTTACTCCCGAAGTTAATCAACAAGACTTTAAAAACTCTTTAGAAAAAGGAACCAATCCAAAAGATTTTGAAATTGAAGGAACTTCTCCTCACGCTACCGCTGAAACTATTGCTTCTATAAGAGAATGGTCATCTAAACTAGATGATTTTGCTGAATTTTTAAATAATCCCGCTGAAACAACTAGCGAAGGAAAACCATCTTTACATAAAATTCTTTCAGATGGCGATAGAAGCGGAAGTTTGTTAAGAGGCATAACAAGAAAAGCATCTGATAGTATAACTCGTATAGCTGGTGAAGTAGAAAAATTAAAAGAAATTCTAAACACCTACATCATTACAGCACCGAAGAAAATGAGAGATACTGAAGGTCAAGCTGGTTGGACCCAATTTTAATATAAAGAATTTAAAATAAAGCTAGGGTCTATTTTGTTTGTATCTTCAAACATAGCTTTTTCATTAAAGTCTTTATAGTTTCCATCCGTCCATCTAAATACAAATTCTCCATTATTTAACAATTCTATCGTTTTTTCTCTTGAAGAATCATCAATAATAGGATTATCCAAAACCCAAATTCTTTTATGCATTGGAAATTCAGATAATTGGATGCTTTGAGATTTTGTTAAATTTAACCCTGCGGCAGCTACTCCATTTTTAACAAACATTGCATCTATCGGCCCCTCAAATATAAAAATATAAGGAAAATTAATATCTATTTTATCGATGTTAAAAATAGTTTTTTCATATCCACTCTTACCTAAATATTTTGGTATCGTATCGTCCAATGCTCTAGTCTGGTAAAACGCAATTTTTTTATTTCTATCATAGAATGGTATGCATAAACGATTTTTATGTATAAAATCAGATAATGAAATAAAAAGATTATTCGGTTTGTTAACAGCATCGAATAATTTTCTTTCTTTTATATATTTCAAAGCTTTTAAAACGTAAGCATTAGATTTATAAAAAAGAACTTGAGATGGATCGAATAGATTTATAGAATCAAACGGAAGATCTGGTAATTCTTTTTTACTAGTATTAGATAATGCAGATAATCTTTTATCTATGTTTATAAAATTATCATTACATAAAATTTCAGAATCAATTTCTTCTTTAGTCAATCCGGAAACTTGAACTATCCAATTAAAAGCAGACCATGTTTTAGAACAATTAAAACAATGAAAAGTATTAGACTCTGGATAAAAGAAAAGCCTTTTCTTACGCCCTAAACTTTTACCTTCTCTGCAAATAGGACATCCGGCATTATACGTATCGTCATGTTTTCTATGTGTAGGTTCAATAGAATATGAAAAAAACTTGTTTAAAACATAACTAGTTGGTATCTTGGCCATGGCTTAAAAGATAAACGTTATGTATCAAAATATCAAGTATATTTTTTTGGTACGTATAACCCTTGATCGGGAACAGAAATATCAGAAATTAAACTTTTATCTTCACCAAACGGTAAACCATCAGCTTGAATATAAAATTCAGTCATTTTTATTCTTTCCTCTGGATTTCCAAAAATTTCTATTAAAGCTGGGGAGTCATCTTTTGGAAAAACTCTTCCATCTCCTCTATTATAAGAGTCTTGAAAGGCTTTAAAAATAGTATCTATTTCCTCTCTATATACAGGATCGATACTTCTTAACCCATCGTCTTTGATTTCAATATTAGAAAATTTAGTTAGTGGGAGAAAAAATAATACATCATACAACTTAAGAGTTTCTCTGACGATTATTCTCGTTTGATCGAGAAATTTATCAGATACTTTATCATATAGATGTAACCATGACGAATATGCTAAATTATCTAATACGGATCGGTCTAAAATAACAAATTCTTTTTTTGATTCTTCTATAGCTTGATCTACTAAAGCATCAAGAATTATTTTTTGTGATTCTTCCGTTCCGTTTTCGTTACAGGGAAGGTTTTTTTCTTTTATAATATCCCTATAAGTTTTTTGGGGAGTTTCGTACATGGTCCATTTCTTTAAAAAATCGGAAATGTACGTTGTTTTACCTGTGTTTTGAGAACCTACTACAGCTATTTTCATAAATCTTCTATGTTTTGCGTTGAAATATCAGGGAATAACTCGATAGCTTCGTCTGTATGCTCGTCTTCATTTATGCAAGTTATAACTTCTAAGTTTTCAACCAAAACGTCTGTGTGTTGCGATCTTATTTTCTTTGCAAGTTCAAAGAATGATTTAGAATAATCTAAATCAAAATTTCCAATTATATCTACTGATGATGAATATAGTAAAGTTTCTAAAACCATTCTTAATTCATCTTTACTAAGATTTAAAGTATAATTTTTATTAATCATAATAAAATTATTATACTTATTTTTTATTAAAAATCAATTTTTTTTTATTCGAAATCGCTATTTGGTACGTTTTTAGGGTTTGTATCTATTGTTTCTACTGGATTAAAAACTCCGTTTAACGTATCAATTATTTTTTTAATGTTTTCATCTGACTCGTCATCGGAAAGCATTTTTATTCTTTCTACGTCAGTACTGTTTAATTCTTTATTTTGACCGTAAAAATTCTTTAATGATTTTAAAACTGATACTATTTGTTGATTTGATGCGACTGGTAATTCAGATTTTTCATCTGATAACGGAGTGGGTTGTTGTGCGTCAGGTGGCATATCTTGAGCTTGATCAGCACCCGCAACTGGAGCATCCTGAAGACCGTTTTGTTCGTTTATGGTTTTTCTTATTTTTTCACAAATAGATATAAATTTGCTATTCATAAACATATTTACCAAAAAAATATTAATTTTAAATGTATAAATTATAAATATTAATATGATTAAATATTTTTTAGCCGTTATTTGTTTATTTTTAATATCCTGTAAAACAATAAAAAAGAAGGATGAACCAACACCTCCACAAATAAGCACTGGTATATTAAAAGAATCTTTATTAAATACTAGAACCAATTTATCTAATGCTGGAGATTTAAATAACAAAATATCATATCAACTAGATAAAGCAATGAGTTTAGCAGACAAATAGATTTTATTCTTTCTAAAATAGAAGAAGAACAATCAAAACCAAATTTTAAAACTGAAATCATAAAAAACCCATGAAAAAAATAATATTACTTTGTTTATTGTTGACTGCTTCTTCTTTATACAGTCAAACCAATACATTATCAGAAGCTAGGAGATTACTCCAATTACAAAAAAAAGAACTTCTATCCGCAAAAGAAGAAAATAGAAAACTTGCTTCTGCTTTAAATGATTCTTTTGTTAAAATAACTCAAGGTGAAGTTCATTTAGCGGAAGTGCAAACTGCTGCTGATACTATAAGACAATGGGGAATTGAACAACAAAGCGAATCAATGAATAATTTCAATCAAATGATGATTGAAAAAAAGGAAAAAGAAAAAACTATTAAAAAATATCATTTTTCTAAGTTATTAAATTCTATAACAGCATCTATTCTAGGTTTAGTTCTAGGTTTAAACTTAATGAGATATGTTCCGCCGATTTATTCTTATTACGCTCCATTTCTTCCATTACTAGGTGCAATACTTGGGTTTATTTTAATTTGGTTGATATTGTGATGTTTTAAAACATATAAAGTGTCTATAAAATTTAAATTTTAAAAATAAAAAACATAAATCTAAAAAAGATATTTTATATTTTAATAAAATCTTAAAAAAATCAAAAACTGATATGTTTTTATCATTTTTATCTGTTATATGAAAATGATAAACATAAACTACATATTTTTCGTTATCTTTTTTAGGTAAAAAATAAAAAATATTTTCTTTTTTATTATTAGTATAATATATCCAATAAAATGTGGTTTTTTTATTTGTTATACACCATTTAGTATTTTTACCGTATTTTGCACATGCTTCATAAGTTTTAGGTGTTAAAACTGTTATTAAATCGTTTTCATATATTTTTGTGATTTGTTTAAATTTTTTTTGTTGTTCATATTTTTTATCAAGATTATATATAAAATCTTGAAATTCCTTTGAAGTTTTTTTTAACCAAAAAGATATATCGTTTTGTGGACTTTTTATAATTTTTTTATTTACATAAAACAAAAATTTATTTAATTCGTATTTTGTTTCATTTTCAATATCTATTAGTAATTCAGCATTATTAATATATTTTATTTTGGATTGAAGCAACGTTTCGTATAGTTTATTGAACATAAAAGAACCAAATTTGGTTTTAAATGTTTTTTCTTCTAAATTAAACTGCATAAATAATATAAATATTTATATGTTTGGTAAAATTTTACAAAATGTTAAAAATTTAACTTGGTTTTTACACTCTGGAGTTGCTCCAAAAAACGTTCCAGATAGATATAAACGAAATTTAGAAGATATAAATCACATGGCATCAAAGAAATTTGCTATGACTATGGTTGCTATATCTATAATTGCGTTTATGTATTTTACTTCGGTTGCTATTTTATTTCTTTTTAAAGGAGAGCCTCATGTATCAGCATTAGTTAATATGTACAAAGATATGATTATCTCTGTAGCATCTATAGCGGCTACTTTGGTCGGTATACAAGGATTGGTTGATTGGAAACACAATTCATCATCAAATGTTGAATTAAGCTCTGAGTATATTAAAGAAGAAATAGTAGAAACATTAACAAATAACACAAAAGAAGATGATTATGAAACCACCATCTGAAAAAGCATTAGAACTACTACTCAAACATGAAGTAGGAGGAGGTAAGAACTACTATGAAAAATATCTATCTGGTTTTACATGGCCGGGTGGTGCAAGTGGACCCACTATTGCTATAGGAATTGATTGCGCTTATTACACAAAAAAAGAATTAGAAGATATTTTTCATTTTTTAGATTCTAAATCAATACAAATAATTCAAAATGCATCAGGAAAAAAAGGAATTTCTGGAAAAGAATATACAAAGATATTAGCAAAATCAAAAATTAAAGTATCTTGGGAACAAGCATTAGAGATTTTCAATAAGATAACATGGCCTAAGTTTTCTAAAATGGCGGAAACAATATATCCAGATTTAAATACATTATGCGATGATGCTTATGGGGCTATAGTATCTTTAGTTTTTAATAGAGGAACTAGTTTAAAAGGAGATTCTAGACTGGAAATGAGAAATATAAAAGATTTCATAAGTAAAAAAGATTATAAATCTATAGCTAATGAAATAAGAAAAATGAAACGTTTATGGTTAGGTAAAAACTTAGACGGATTGATCAGAAGAAGAGAAGACGAAGCTATTTTAGTTGAAAGTTGTTCATGATACAAAAATTTAGAGATCCAAATATTATTAATTTAGAAGATCAAGTATATTCTAAATTAAAAGAATTATATAAAGACGATATAGAACCAACTATAATAAAAAATAAAACAAAGTTTGTTTCATTTGAAGATGCTATCAAAGAATTAGCAGAAATAAAAAAAAATTCTATTAAATTATTTTAATATATTAAGTGTATTATAGTATATTAATCTATTTAAATATTAAAATTAAGATCAAATACTAAAATTAAAACAACCACATTAATATCTTATTGCTGATTAATTCCAAAGTCAAGTGTTTTTATTTTATTTTTTTTAATAAAACTTGAAGTGCTTCCTCTTCTTCACCGGAAGGGATTAAACAAGGTATATCGAAGAAACTACCTTTTTTATGTTTAAAATTTAACGCATTATGTTTATTTTCAATAAAATTAGGTAAATTTTTCTTACAAAGTTTTTTAGTTATTTCAATAAACTTATTAGTATCATCAAAATAAGCAGTCCATTCATAAAAACTAGAATTTATATTAAAAAAACATAAAACATCACAATTTATTTTGTTTGAATGGTTCAAAACCTTTTGAACATCATTTTTAATTTTGTTTTCTAAGAATGATTTTACCATTTTAGTTTTAAAAATCACTTTCCCATCTTTAAACAAAGACCAATTATAAAGATAATCTACTGTTTCAGCTCCTAACTGCTGAATATACTCGTATATATCAAAAATTATTATGTTTTCTTTTATATAGAAAGAAAAATAAACTCTATCGTTCAATTTCACATTACGATTATAATACTTTTATATTAAAATTCAATACCTATAAATGTTTTTGGTGGAGAACCAATTCTAACATTTATTATTCCATTATAATAGTCTTCTTTAAGAAGAACATTTTTTTCTAATTGCATTTTACATTCAAAATACGCTAACTCCCATTTACAACTACACGTTTTTAAAATGGTAAACGTAAAATTTTCTTTACCATACTTCTTAATGTCCTCATTTAGATCGTTAGAAGACCCTGTGTATGTTTTCCAGTCCGATTCTTTGAAATCTATCCGACATCTCTTTTTACCCTTTAACGGCTTTCTTCTTATTTTTGATTTTATTTGTTTTTTACCGATATACTTTTTATTTGTAATGTTATTTTTTATTTCGTATATAAAACCAAATGTTTCTTCATTAACATGAACGTTTTCACTTAAAACCCAATGTCCAAAATCATTCATAAAGATCTTCTTTGTAAATTTCTTCTTATTATTTTTATTTTTTTCTTCTTTTTCTTTTTAGGAGATCCAGATATAGCCATTGCCATTTTTATATTAGGATCTGTTACTACATTACCTGTTGCTTCTCCTCCACTCATGAGAGCATCACCAACAGAATTCATGTTTTCTAAAATATTATTAACTAAACGTTGAAAATTGTTAAACATATGTTATGCTATTTTATATATTTATGGATGTTATATCAAAATATAACGAAGAATTATTAGAAGATTTAAAACTGGATCAATTGAATATTTTAGATAAACAATTGATGCTTCCTGCTTTAAAGCATAAATGGGTGTCTCGTTTAATACTAACAAAAAAACAAAAAAACGACTTAGAAAAGAAAAAGAAGTCTCTTAAAGACGAAGTTTTAAAAAAAATAGAAGAAGATGGATTACCAAATGGTGTTCCTAAAGTCGCTTTAAAAACAAAAGTAGATAACACAAAAACTATTATAGATATAAATCTAACTATAGAAGAATGTGAGTTAGTAATAGAGTATTTGGAAAAGGTGGAAAAAATTTTAAGTTCCATGACTTATGATATAACAAATTCTACAAAACTTTTATCAATGGAACTATCATGATAACGGTAAAACTATCTCAAAATAAAAAACAAGCACAATTATTATCAACAGATAATGATGATTTCTGTTTAATTAGAGAAAATTTTTCAATACCATTCAAATCTTTTTCAAAAAATAAAAAGTTTTTCCCTCAACGTAAGTATGCTATCACGCCATCTGGAAAATTTGATATAGGTTTAATATCAGAAATTAAAAATTTCATGGAACTTAATCAAATTCCATATGAAATAGACGAAGAAACAAAAAAATGTTTTGAAATAGGATTTAAAGATCCAATTATAAAACAATATTCGTTATCCTATAGAGATCATCAACAGAAATCTATAAAAAACGCATTGGTAAAGGGTAGAGGAGTTGTTGTAATTCCTACTGCCGGTGGAAAAACTCTCATAATGTGCTCAATTATAGAAAGTTTAAGACAAAATTTAAATGATCTTAACGCAAAATCACTTGTTATAGTACCTTCAATTCAATTAGTAGAGCAAACTGCTAAAGATTTTGAAGATTATGGCATGAAAAATATTACTAAATGGTCGGGAAACAACAAACCAGACCCAAACGCAACCACTATAATAGCTGGAATGCAAATATTATTATCAGATAAAACAGATTTGTCGTTTTTATCTGACGTTAAGATTTTTTTAAACGATGAATGTCATGGAACTAAAAAAGCAAACGAAATAAACAACGTTTTTAACTTTTTAAATACAAACTATAGATTTGGATTTACAGGAACGATGCCACCATGTAAATTAGATTGTTGGAATATAATTGGCAAACTGGGACCAATAGTATACGAAGAAAAAACAGATGATTTGAAACAAAAAAAATATATTTCAAATTTTAAAGTTTTTATTTTGAAAATAAATCACAACCCAGTTCCTAAATTTCCAATAGATATAAACAATCCTACTGATTCTTATAACAAAGAGTTGGAGTTTTTAATACATAACGATAAAAGAAACGAAACGATTTGCAATTTAGCTAATAAATTAAAAAATAATACTATTATAATGGTTGATAGAATAGATCATGGTATAAATTTAAGCTCTAAACTAGAGAAAACAACGACCAGACCATTTTATTTTATACGCGGCTCTACTGATATTGAAGAAAGAGAAAAAATCAGGTCTTTAATGGAAGAAAGAAACGATATAATCGTTATAGCAGTATCAAAAATATTCAGCACCGGTATTAACATACCTAATTTACATAACATAATCTTTGCAACAGCAGGAAAAGCTAAAATAAAGATCATGCAATCCATAGGAAGAGCATTAAGGTTGCATCCAACTAAAACTATGGCGTATATTTTTGACATATCAGATAATACTAGATATGGAACAAAACATTTAGAAGAAAGAGAACAACTTTATTTAACAGAAAATTATAATTATGAGAAAAAAGAAATATAAAAAAGAAGAAGACTTCGGATACGAAGATTTAATCGAAGAAACCATACAAGACGAACCATTTAACGATCTTGACGATGAAGAAGACCGCTTTTCATTCATTGAGAGAGAAATCGAACCGGAAGTTGTAGATGAAGATGACTTGGAAGAAGAAATTGAAGAAGTAGTAGAAACCGAAGTAGAAAAAAAGCAAAAAAAGAAGTCTCAAAAACAAAAATTTTATGTAGATCCAAAAGAATTTGACAAAGAGATAATGGACTACTATGGTAGTGGGAATATATCAAATAATTTAGCTGATATGATAAGTAAAATTTCTCATAAATTAAGTTATGCTAGTAATTTTATAAATTACAGCTACAGAGAAGAAATGGTTGGTGATGGAATAGTAAGAATGATGAAAGCTCTTTTAGCAAAAAAGTATGATCGAGAAAAAGCAAGCAATCCATTCTCTTATTTTACAAAAATAGCGTTTAACGCATTTAGAAATAGAATAAAAAAAGAAAAACATATTCACGAAACCCATGAAAAGTATCAAGAACAATTAAATTTGCTATCTTCTAATTATAATTTGATAACTAAAAATAAAAATACTAAAATAAACAAAATAGATAGATGAGTTTTACTCTAAAAAATAAAAAAATTGGAATTTTTTCCGATATTCATATCGGATTAGGCCAAGATAGTTCATTAAATCATAAAATTGTTTTAGATTTCGCAAAATGGGCGTCAGAAACCTTTTTAAATAAAGGAATATCAGATATTATAATACCCGGTGATATATTTCATAATAGAAATGAAATTTCTGTTGAAACATTATCAATAGCAAAAGAATTTTTTGATTATTTTAATGATTTTAGAATTTTTATATCTACCGGAAATCACGATTGTTTTTTAAAAAATAAAAGCGATATAAATTCTATATCAATATTGAATGGATGGCCTAATATTAATATTATAGATAAAAAAACAGAGATTTTAACCTATAAAGATAAAAAAATATCACTAGTTCCTTGGGGAGTAGATGCAAATGATATACCTTTATCGGATATAATGTTTGGACATTTTGAAATAACAACTTTTAACATGAATTCATATAAAATATGCGATCATGGGATGAAATCGGAGTCATTATTATCAAAATCTCCACTGATTATATCTGGACACTTTCACACTAAGCAGTCTAGAAACTATAAAAACGGTAAAATTGTATATGTAGGTAGTCCATATCAACAAAATTTTGGAGATTGTAACGAAGATAGAGGGATTTACGCTCTAGATTTAGAAAATGAAGAGTTTGAATTCATAGAAAACTTAATATCTCCAAAATATTATAAAATATCAGCATCAAAATACATTAAAGACGAAAATTACATTAAAGATGTTGATATAGTAAGCAATAATAACATCATAAGTTTAGTAATAGATGATAAACTTTCACCAGAAGACATTTTATCCATCAAAGACAAAATAAATAAAACAAATCCACAGTCTATAAGGGTTGATTATGAAAATAACGATAAAGATTTTGATAAAAACGAAACGGATAATGAATACGACTCTTCAAACATACTAAAATCTATAGAAGATTTCATACAAACTCTAGATATAGACAATAAAAAAGAAGTTGAAGATTACTTAAAAGAATTATATAATAAATTAACATGAATAATAATGAAATTGGAATAGGAATATTAGATTTATACGATCAAGACAGTCTTGATCGTTGTTTGGAATCTTTAAATGAGTATAAAGATTCAATATTTGTTGCATCTTTGACGAATAATAAGATAAAAACAGAAAATTATATAAGATATTCATCGCAAACTCCATTAGCAACACTCAGAAATTATATAATATCTCAATTTAGAATTAAAAATTTGAAATATTATTTTATAATTCATTCAAATAACATTATTAAAAATAAAAACTTCGCAAATGACACGATAAAACTCGGAGAAACATTCGGAAGTTGGGTTATTTTTGGAAATGAAAGCAAAAAGCTCTCATTAGAAGATGAAAGTGGACTAGAATTAAACATTTCTACTAAATTAAACTCTGAATTTTTATTTACGATAAGCGGAATTATTAAAAATAACGGATATTTTGATGAAAGATTCTTTAATGGTAAAGAATTAGACATTATAGACTATTTAATAAACTTAAAAACAAAAAAAGTATATCCACCAAACGGTTATCACCCAACTATACCTCAAAATTGGTTTGAAAAAACAAATTCACCCATAAATGCTATAGGATATAAAGATCTTCCAGCAGAAGATAAATCTCTACAGCTATCTTATGGATATTTTTATCATAAAAACAAATATATACCAAACCAAAACGAGCCACAACCAGCATCTTCGGATGAATTATTAAGTGTTATGGAAGAAATTCAAAAAAATTATGCAAAAAAGTAACGTAGGAGTAGCGATTATAACGTATAATCGACCTGATTTTTTCAAAAAATGTTTTAATTCTATCCCACAAGACAAAATTGATCATTTTTTAGTTGTAAATGACGGAGATAAATTACCATTTCATCTCGAAGATACGCAAATAATTCAACACGAAACAAATAAAAACGTAGGAGAAAGTAAAAATGACGCAATGCGGTATCTTTTGGACAATAATTGTGATTATATTTTTACTTTAGAAGACGATATTATAATAAAAGATGATAATATTTTTGAAAAATACATTAATGCATCAAAAGAAACAGGAATTCAGCATTTTAATTTTGGATATTCCCAAAGAGAAAACCTAGATCACAATTTAAAACCAGTTTGGCGTAAAATTATAGAATATAAGAACTCTAAAATAGTTTTAAACCAAAATATATTAGGTGCGTTTACATTTTATACTAGAAAAGCACTACAAACGGTCGGATTACACCATAAAGACTTTAATAAAGGTCATGGAGATCACCTAGAATTGACATATAGAGCATACAAACACGGGTTAACTACGCCTTTCTGGTGGTTTGCTGATATATATGGTAGTTGGGATATGATTGAAAACCAAAGCGACTTTACTACAGACTCAAAAGTACGAAATCCAGAGACAATTCAAAAATATTTCAATGAAGCTAGACAAATTTTTAAAAAATTACACGGTTTAGACATATTTGAAGTACCAAATTTAACTGAAACCGAAGTAATAAACTGTTTAAAACAATTAAAAAATGAAATACATTAAAAATAAAATTGGAGTTGGAATAACAACATATAATTCTGAAGAATATTTCAAAACTTTATATAAAAGTATCGACAATACCAAAGTAAACGAATTAGTTGTTGTAAATGGGGGAGAAAAATACAATAATAATTATGATTGTGATTGGATTCAACATAATAAAAATTTTTATCCAGCACAATCTAGAAATGATTGCATAACATATCTATTAAATAGAGATTGCGAACACATTTTCTTAATTGAAGATGATATGATTATTAAAAATTCAGATATTTTTAAAAAATATATTGAAGCATCAACTATATCCGGATTAAAATATTTTTCTTTTGTTAGTACAGGTCAAGGTTCAGGTTCAGCTTATAATAGAACACCAAAAACTGTTGTTGAATATAATAATAATATAAATTTATCTCTTTATCAAAATATGTGCAATGAATTTACATATCATCATTGTACAGTTTTTAATGAACTTGGTCTTTATGATCCATCTCCAGAGCTTAGAAACGCCTTTGATATTGATATGGCTTATAGAGAAGCTAAAATAGGAAAATGGACAACTCCATTTTGGTGGTTTCCAGACATATCCAATTCAGATGATTATATAGAAAATAATCCAAACGCACAAAGTAGGTTACAATCTGATAGACCGGATGGATCTAGACAACAATTATTGTATAAAACATTTGAATTTTTTAGAAAAAAACATAACATAGAAATACAAAATATACCAACAGCAGATAAAAATGAAGTTATTGATAAGTTAAGAAGAATAAAAAATGAAAATAGCAATAGGGATTAATATTTTTAAATCTTATGATCGACAAACAAGATGTATAGACGTTTTAAAAAAATTAAAACGTCTATATTCAAATATAGAATTGTATAATATATCTTTTGACACTGAAAAGAATTTAGATAGTGATTTTATTCATCTTCCTTTATTAAAAAAAAGAGCAAAAGATATAATCAACGGATCAATATCTGAAAAACCAATAGCAAAAGAGTTTTTTGATGTGCTATCTAATCAAGAATGTGATTATTTTTTATTTTTAAATAGTGATATTTTAATTTCCGAAAAACTTTTAAAAGAAATTTTATCAAAAAAATTTGAAACTATGGTATTTTCTCGACATGATATATACCCACTAACAAGTTTAACAGATAAAATCATTCCTTTTCGGATAGAAATTGCTGGATTTGATTGTTGGTGTGTAAAAAAAGAATGGTGGGTTAAAAATAATAATATTTTTGAAGATTTTATATACGCAGAACCACTTTGGGATGTTGATTTTTCTTTAAAAATGTTTAATTATAGTGATTGTATATTACAAAATAAAGAATTCTTTATAGCTCATGAAAAACATGATTTAAATTGGAATGAAAATTCTTTAGAAGCCAAATATAATTCTTTATTGTGGGAAAAAACACCATACCACGAAAAGTGGCATGAATTTATATATTCAAATTTAATACATAGAAAACCATATGGTCAGTTTTTGACTCCATTGGAAAATGAAAATGAGTTACAAAATAAATTTTTAAAAATTTCAAATGAAAATTGATTTAAAGCACACTACGATAGTATCTTTAAACACTAGAGATCCGGAAAACAGTATAAAAGCAATAGAAAGAAGTTCAAAATATATAAATTTTGGAAAATATATTCTTTTATCTGATAGAAAAATTGAACATCCTTTTATAGAAACAAAAATTATAAAAACATTTAATGATGTAAATGAATATAGTTTTTTTTGCATCAAAAAATTAGTTGATTACATAGAAACAGATTATTGTCTAGTCGTTCAAACCGATGGTTATGTCACTAATCCTTTCATGTGGACTGATGAGTTTTTAAAATATGATTATGTCGGATCTCCTTGGGATAAAAGAGTATCTCAATTAGTATTACATTTCACTAGAGTTGATATTAATTCTTTAAAATCTATACCAAATATTGTAGGAAATGGGGGTTTTTCTCTTAGAAGTAAAAAGTTTTTACAAGAATCTTCAAATCTTAATTACGATTATCCTCTTAATGAAGATATGTTTTTATGTGGAGTATCTAGAAGACAATTAGTAGATAAAGGTATTAAATTCGCACCCATGAAAATAGCAAATAGATTCGGTATTGAGCTTCCACCACATCACGACGAAAAAGTTATAAATTTATGTTCATATTTTGGATTTCACGGAAGAGAGGAATTTAAAAAACCACTTTTGGATTTATTAGATAATTACGATGATGATATTGAATTTATTAATAATTTAAAAAAATTTAAACTTTTATCTTAAAAATGAACAAAGATTTTTTAATTTTAACCTCTAACTTTGGTCAAAAAGATTTATTAAAAGATCCTTCCGAAGTATATGATAATTGCGATTATATAGCTTTTACAGACAACCAAACCGATTTAAAAGTATGGAAACAACAACAAGGGTTTCACTTTTCCAATATAGATAATTATTCAGATCGAAGAGATGCTAAAATCTACAAGATATTAAGTACTACCTTTTTCCCAAATTATAAATACATTGTTTGGATGGATGCTAACAAAGAATTAATAGTAAATCCAAAATTAATAATTGATGAATACGGAGATGCGGATATATTAGGTTTCTTCCATCCAGAGAGAAATTGCATTTATCAAGAAATGGAAATAGTTAAACTTCTAAATTTAGATGATAATCAACTGATTAATAACCAAAAACAATTTTACATTCAAGATAATTTTCCAAATAATATAGGATTATTAGAAATGTCTTTTTTTATTAGAAAAAATACAGATAAAATAAAACATTTAGAATTTTGTTGGTGGGAACAAATTTGCAAATTTAGTTCAAGAGATCAATGTAGCTTTATGTATTGTATTTGGAAATTAAGAAATAAAAATGTAATATACTCTTTTAAAAGATTGAAAGGGTTTGCAAATAATCACGGAGGAGGTAATTTATATTCAAAAGAAATTCCTCATTTAAAATAATATGTGTAGTATTTTATTTTCAACCAAACATAACAATGAAGATTTAGACGATTTAAATTATTATTTAAAATTTAGAGGTCCGGATTTTACTAATGTTAAAACTATTAATAATAATATTTTTATACATAATTTACTTTCTATCACTGGAGAATTTAAATCACAACCATATCAAGATGATGATATTCATTTGATTTATAACGGAGAGATATACAATTATGATGAATTTGGAAACTATTCTTCTGATGGCGAATGTTTAATTCCTTTATATAAAGAGTATGGTGATAATTTTATTAAAAAATTAGACGGGGAGTTTGCAATATGCTTAGTTGATTATAAAAAGAATTTGGTGGTTTTGAGTTCAGACATTTTTAAAACAAAACCATTATTTTATTCTTTAGATGATGATGGTTTTGGTTGTTCTTCATATAAAACACCGTTAGAAAAATTAAATTATAAAAATATTAAAAAAGCAAAACCAAATACTACATATACTATATGTTTAAAAACGTTTAAAATTTTAAAAGAACAAAGTATATATAATTTTGATTTAAAACAACATAAACAATCATATGATGATTGGTGTCTTGCTTTTTCAAACTCTATTATAAAAAGAACTAAAAATACAGATAAAAAAATTTTTATAGGTCTTAGTAGTGGTTATGATAGTGGTTTAATATTTTCAGAATTATTAAAAAATAATAATACATTTTATTCTTTTAGTTTATTAGGGTCTGAAAATGAAGATATTGTGTTGCGAAGATTGGAACTTAAAAATGAAAACTCTACGTGTTATAAATTATATAAAGAAGATTCGATGTATAATTTTTCGCATATGACTATAAAAAATAGGACTGAACCTTTTTATTATACCATTCATTCTTCTTCTAGTGATTATAATGAATACAATACTTTGCTTATAGATGATGGAGGGTCTAATAACTTCGCCTCTATATGTAGAGCAGCAAAAAAATATGAATGTAAAATATGTCTATCTGGTTCCGGAGCAGATGAAATAATTTCTGATTATGGATTTAATGGTAAAAAATTATACCAACATAGTAATTTCGGTGGAAAATTTCCAGAAGATTTAAGTTCAATATTCCCATGGGCGAGTTTTTATGGTTCTACTTTAGAGTCATATTTAGCAAAAGAAGAATATGTTGGAGGAGCTTTTGGTATAGAAATGAGATATCCTTTTTTAGATAAAAATGTGGTTCAAGAGTTTTTATGGTTGCATCAAGATTTAAAAAATAAAGAATATAAAGCACCTATAGATTATTATTTTAATAAAAATAATTTTCCGTATGCAAAACTAGAAAAGAGAGGATTTTAATGAAAAAAGTTGTATTAGATTGTGGTTCTCATTTAGGCGAATCTGTTAAAAAATTTAGAAATATATTAAATGATATAACATATGAAT